CTTACGTAAAGACGTCATCGGATTCCTAGACAACTCACACCAGTCCCAATGCTTGTCTGGATTTGCTTCGACGATATCCCAAGTGATATTTGGATTCTTAGACAACTCATACCAATTCCAGTCCTTGTCTGGATTTGCTTTGATGAAATCACAAGTGATATTAGGGTTCCTAGACAACGCATGCCAATTCCAAGGCTTGTCTGGATTTGCTTTGATGAAATCAGTGATATTATATTTTTGATTGACGTCAGCGTCCTCATGGGCAGGCACGCATCGTCCTTCGCGATCTCCTCGGACTTGCCTCTTCTTTTCCGAGAGATCTAGAATAGAGTTAACTGAGCGGCCTCCGGCAACATCAGTCGCTCTAAATTCGTATTCAAACGAATGAACCATAGGACAAAAATATGAGTTTCAATCTAAGAGAATAAGGAGACTATTAGTGAACTCAACATGGTTGACCATTCAGTGACTATTTCAAATGAACTCGTGGTGTTAGAGCCCATGTACTTGGATCGGAAGATCCTAGAAAATCTCAAAAATAAACTGAAAAAATCCAAAGTTGGTAAGTGCACTAAGGAGCAGGGCTTCATCAAGGACATTGATATTAAAAACGTTTACCCGGCAGAGGTCTCGATGTCTGATGGAGGTACGCGTTTCTCAGTCACTTACACAGTTCAATCCATGCTTCCAAAGCATGGCAAGGTCTACACCACGAAGAAGGTAGTGGTGATTAACCATGATAATGTATGTTGTGTCATATCAACCATTGACGAGACATGCGACGGTAAGCCGTTCCAGATCTTTATTACCAATGGTGTTGCTAAGGGCAATAAATATAAATTTAATGATTGTAAGTGCTCAATCCCAATAGTGACTCAACCCATAGACTTTGTGCTTCCAAACATCGTGGTGGATACAGTCGAGTACCACGAAAAGCAGTTCATAGTGACAGGCAAGCACATCCACGACTACTGTCCTACCGAGGTTGGCCCTGGCACCCCCTCAAAACATGATAAAGAGGGCCGTGCAAGGACTGAAGAAAAATAAACATGGATACTGTTCGAAGCTATACTGAGCTTATGCTCACCAGAAGAGGCTACACCATTGGAGATTTCATAGATACTGACGAGGAGGGCGTCCCCGGCAAGAAGCCCAGACTAATCGTAACCAAACCTGACGGCACAAAGGCGATTGTCTTCTTCGTGCACAAAAAGAGCAAGACCGATAAGGTCACGATCAACGTAGTGAAGGCCATAATATCTATGGCTAAAAGGATCACACATATTTTGATCGTACACAACACCACCCTCACGCCAGATGCAAAGCAGAACATCACCAACTCAAGCGACGAGGGAGTAGCCCTTTACCAATTTGAGACCTTCACGTTTGATGAGCTCAGCTACGACCTGCTCGATGTTCAGCGTTATCCCCCAGACATCGCCTTCGTGAAACCCCCACAAAACGCCGCTAAATTACCAGTCCTACTATCCTCAGACCCTCTGGCCAGATACATGAAGATAAGTCATGGAGACATTGTACAGGGACGATTCGGAGACGAGATCATTACACTCAGACGATGCATCAATGCAGCCAAATAACCCTATCAGTAATGACTTTCATTCATCTTACATCATTAGCCTCATCATAACCCCGCGGGGTTATGATCTCAAGGCTGAACACATGAATACAGCCTATGCACAGCCATACTAATAAAAAACATGACCAATAAAGTATTAGTGACAGGGGTGACTGGGTTCGTTGGTTCCCACTGCGCCGTTGAACTCCTGAAGCAAGGCTACGACGTCGTGGGTATAGACAACTACGACAACTCCCACGACGTCAACGAACAGATCTTTATCCTCTCGCAACAAACTGATGCAGAACCGGGCACGTACTCATTCTATAAAGCCAACATAATGGACGAGAACTCTGTCGAAGAGGTTTTTAGAGAACACGCCATCGATGTAGTGATGCATATGGCCGGTAAGAAGGCCGTGTCTGAGTCCATAACCAACCCTCTCATCTACTATAAGACCAACATCCTCACATCATGCAACGTCTTCTCAGCCGCGCTCCGGTATAACGTCGACAAGATCATTTTCAGCAGCAGCGCCACCGTTTACGGAGTGCCCCAATACCTGCCCCTCAATGAAGACCACCCCACCGGTCAAAACATAACCAACCCTTACGGTAAGACCAAACACACCATTGAGGAGATGCTTCGTGATCTGGTCGCGTGTAATGACACCTTGAGTGCGGTAGTCCTCAGGTACTTCAACCCGTGCGGAGCTCACCCATCTCACCTCCTAGGCGAAGCGCCCAAAGGCAACCCAAATAACCTGTTCCCCATCATTGCCCAATGCGTCAGGCAGAGGAAGCCCGTAAGTGTGTTTGGTACGGACTTTGCCACGTGGGACGGAACAGCAGTGCGCGACTACATCCACATTGACGATCTGGCCAGGGGACATGTAGATGCTGTCCGCTACGCTTGTTCTACATACCATGGGTTTTTTCCTCTCAATCTGGGAACGGGCGATGGCTACAGCGTCAGGGAGATCCTAGAGACGTACGCCGACACGAATGGAGTCAAAGTGAGGAGCGAGGACAGACCCAGGCGTCGGGGAGATGTAGACGAGATCGTGTGTGACGCAAACAGGGCACAATCCGAACTGAGATGGACACCTCAAAAGACCCTGAAGGAGATGTGTCACGATTCATGGCAATATAGCAAGAAGTACATTGACCAAGACACATAAAAGACTAATGGAACCTAATTCATGTGGTCTGCGGGAATCATATCTGGTAAGACCAGGCCTCAGGATCTAGTGAGCGATGACGACTAACCTAAGAATATGAAAATATACCTTGAACATAAATGCATAAAGAGAAAAACAGCACATAAAATGGATAACGTGACCGCAAGAATCAATCAGGGATACTTGCTACTTCCCAACCCGGCCCTCATGAGCTCGTCGGGCGCCGCCATCTCGCGCGCCATGGCCATCCTGAGCCCGGTTATCATGGACGAGCGCGTGGTCCAGTTCATCAACTCTATCCGTCAACAAGACATGAGGACCGAGCTCCTCAAGATCTTCTGGGCCGCCAAGGCCAGCGGCGCTGACACAATTACCGAAGATCATATGATCACCAATCGTACGTACCTTACATCCATCTCATTTCTCTTATCATCTCCTGGTATACCTCACCCAGACATGATAAAGATGTTTGACGAGGTGGATCGCATCTTCAATGCGGCGCAGGAAGAGAATATTAGAGCCGAAGCAGCCGACATCATGCACCGGTTCTACCCAGTGCGCGGTGAAAGGATGTTAGATGAATTGCGCCACGTCTTGAATATCGGACAGCCGCAAATACCCCATGATAATGAAGAGGTAATCAGAATGATACAACAACGACAACAACCAGAACAACAGGATCGGGCCAACGCGCCCCTTCAAGATCTAAGAAGACTAAGACGACTCGCCGCCGTCAACGGCGGCGTCAACAAGAAGGTGATCTATGACGATTCACAGAACGTCCACAACACCACCATCAACGAGAGCGTCATCGCGGCCGCCAGATCCCTGATCGAAGAGATGATAGCCACAGTCACATTTGACGGGCGCTATAAATTCAACGTCTTCAGGGGCGACACAGTCACGTCCATCACGAACCGACTGGCCGACGTCCTCAAGAGGTTCCCCGAAGACGTCACCATCCTGGGAGACGGAGACAAGCAGGAGCTACAGCCCAGGATGACGTACAGGATTTCAAAGGACGCAAAGAGCACAATTGAGGTGTCACGCTTTAACCCCGATGAAGTGGACCGATACATGGAGGTGATAGGGATGGAGGACTACATCTTCCCAAATAACGTGGTCCGGGATGGTGACTTGGGTAGACGTCTCGAGGAGATCTTTCTTGTCACCAACCGTTGCATCACCAGCGTGTTTGAAGATAAGGCAGAAGAGGAGTTGCTGTTCTACCTTGACCTATGCGGCATCCCTGATGCCGAGATGATATGGTTTGAGCGTGAGGAGATATTGAAGGACCTGTACGTTGTGATTGGGAACGAGCGCCAGAGGGACGAGGACATCAACGAGTTCCTGGATGAGATCTTTGACGACATATTCCCGGACAGGGAGATGGGATCGTTCATCAGACGCATCAAGACGAGCTCCGTGAGGGACATCAAGCTCCTCGACCTCCTGAACGCGGTCTGGAAGTTCATTCACACCAAGCAGGGTGAGACGTTCACCGAAATGAAGAAGAGACTGAGAGAGGAGATCTTAGAAGGGATGGAGGTGTGCACGTCTGGCGTCTGCGCTCACCTCGTATCCGTGATTCAGGGATACTTTGATGAAGACAAGCAACCATCCCTCAAGATCAAAATGTCATTAGTAGACGAATTGCAGGCCAGGCTGACTCAGAACATCAACGCGCTTGCCATGGAGAGGGAGGTGGACCCGGTGATGGAGAGTGACAACTTTAAGAAGTTGATAGACGAGTACGTCGACATGAATGCAAAAGATATCTTGGATGGGTTCACAGACGACGATATCAGGATGAGTGGCCTGTCAAAGCAGATGATCATTGACGTTGCGTACAGGAGTTACAGGATTGGTGAAAACATGGGCGAAGACGTGCCTGATACAGCACCTTAGACGACGACATAGACGACATCGTGGCAGACGTTTGAGTTGTTCGATTAACTTAGAAGTTCGCTTAGAAGGTAGTTCGTAACCCTCGGGGGTTATGAAGTAATGTACAAGTACTCTATTCCTTTTGCCATGAGCCGCTTCCTCCGCCCACGCCGACGACAGTAGACACTCCTCCAAACTCGGCATGACCAAGTAGGTTGCTGAAGCTATCGAAGAAGAGGAGTGAGCAGTACGCGGCGGCTGCATTGAACTCGAACGACACAGTATTCTCAAAAATAGCTGGGTCGTTGATGTAGAGATCTCCATACAGAGCACCGCCCCCGGGCGAGCTAATACCTCCCGCGTTTCCTTGAAACACATGTCCAGCAGACTTGACGTAGAACCTGAGATAAAAGATGGCGCTGGCCACGTTCCCAGTGGCAGGCTCCTTGCTTACAACGAGATGAGGCTGTTCAGGGTGCTTTAGGTGACTGAGGACGCTGAACGCCCCTAGTTTGTCGCCTAGACTGGCCTTGTGCCGATCTATCCATTCATTACTATCTACATGATCACACATTTTATGTAGGCAAGATCATTATAAATGAACATCTTACAAGACACCCACCCCGAGGTTGTACGCAGATGGACATGCCTTTGCAGAGAAGCTGCCGGCTGGGCCTTCATATTGGGGTGACCCGTCTGAGAGCATGTTAGGGTAGCCAGAAGGGCCGTTCACGAACTTGAGTCCCTCTACAAACGGAGCCATAACGACCATGTTGTTGGCATTAGCACCACACGGGCTTCCATAATTTTTCATGTAGCCTCCGTTGTTACTCGGACTCACGTTACTGGCCGCGGCGTTCAGATTCTGGGTGGCGAGAAAGGGAACCGATGAGTTGACGGCCGGATTAAGGTCGGCGCCCGCGGCCCAGTTGTTGCTCTTCATGTGTTCCTCGAAGTAGTCGTAGGGCATGCCAGTGCGCCAACCCAGATTCTGTTCAGGGTAGATGACGGGCGGCGACCCAATGGTCATCGGACCCTGTGCCTCCTGGCTGATGTAGTCGCTTCCGTAGTTGCTCACGTCTCCTGTTGGTCTGTATACGTAGTAGGTCGGGTTGGGAGTCTTCCAACCCAGACCAGCACAGTTGCAGAAGCCCTCACCGGCTGCGACTGAGAAGATAGCCAGCGCTGCAATGATCACCAGTATCAATACGATGATGTTACTACCATTCATTTTTAGTCATATGGAATAAAATATTTGAGTTTGTGGATATACCGAATACAAAAAGAAGGTAAGCATTCACTATGTCCAAACCTGTGAATAACGCCGTGAACGAACACACATCTGTGTTTACTACGACTACAACTAAGAATGAGGAGGGGTCTCCGTTCGTTCCTGATCCTCGTTATCAGGACCTTCCCATCACTGAGAAGAGCGAAGGGTTCACTCTTATCAGGCAGCTCTACGACCAGACCCATTTCGTCAACCACCAGATCGACTCTTACAACTACTTCATCACGCGCGGCATGCAGGCCATCGTTAACAGAGAGCCGCCCATTGAGGTCAACAATCTACGCGTCCAGTTCAATCATGTTTACGTAGACAAACCTAAGTTCATAAGGAAGACCAGGGACAGGGTCACCAGGACAGACGCCGTGGGCAACTGCATCGAGACAACTGAGGACGCCGAACCCATCAAGGAGGGGCAGAAGGTTATTGTGAACTACACCGAGACGCCCCTACACCCAAACGAGGCAAGGAAGAGGATCGTCAACTATGACGGCACCATATACGCCTCAATCACAGTGACCAACACTGAGACGGGTAAGAAGACTGAACACCATCAAGTCTCGATCGGCAAGCTCCCCATCATGGTCAGGTCCAACGCGTGCAGGCTTTCCGAGAACAATAAGGTCGAGAAGGAAGAGTGCGCTAACGACTTTGGGGGGTATTTCATTATCAAGGGCAAGGAACGCGTCCTCGTAGGCCAACTGAGAAGAGCCTACAACAAGGTGTACGTGGAGCGTACCCCTGAGGACAAGTATGAGTATATGGCCGAAATTAGAAGTATGAATGAACAAGGGAGCTCCATCCTCATCCAGCTCAAAATCAACACAACCACCAAAGAGCTTTTCTTCTCTCTCCCCTACATCAAAGCTAAGTCGCTCCTACCAGCAGGCCTCGTCTTCAAGGCGCTGGGGATCAGCGAAGACGATATGAAGAAGATGACCCGAATCGACGACCAAGAAATTTTGGACATGTTAGTCCATCAGTACAGAATGGAAGTTACGATGGAGGAAGCCATCGAGTCCATAGCCAACGACATAGCAGACGAGACAAAGGACTGTATGTACGTGAGGGACATCCTAACCAAGGAGCTGTTCTATCACGTAGGGGACCTCACTCCTGAGAAATCGGCTCAACACCTGGGATACATCATCAAGAAGCTGATCGACACTGTATACAATAGAAGGGCTCTTGACGATAAGGACAACCTGGCAAACAAACGCGTTGACGGTACATCCTCGCTCATGGCCTTCCTCTTCCAAATCCTATTCAAGCAATTCATCAAGACAGTGTCCAACCAGATGGAGAGTAAGAAGAACCCAGACCCGGTAGCCATCATCAAGGACATCAAGACCATCACGCATGTCATGAACCAAGCCTTCATGACGGGGAATTGGAACACCCAGAAGAGCTCCCTATTCACGCGCGTCGGCGTCTCGCAAGTCCTGTCGATGCAGAATTACGGAGCCAAAATGTCCCACCTAAGACGCATCATGCTCCCCGTCGGTAAGAAGGGAAAGATCCCGAGCGCTCGCCAACTCCACGCGTCTCACTTCTCATTCATCTGTCCCTACGAGACGCCCGAGGGCGACACGGTTGGCCTTGTCTCCAATTTGGCCCTGTCTGCTCAGATATCGGTTCATGTGTGTCCTAAATTAACTACCTCAGTAGTTAAAGGCATGGACGCCTTCAGAGACGACATGAACGGGCGCGTCCAAGTGTTGGTGAACGGGCATATCGTGGGCTCATGTGACAAGGGTCTAACGTTTGTGAAGGAGTTCAACAAGTACAGGCTCTCAGACATTATAGACAATAGCGTCTCAATTGTAAGACTGATCGACGAGAACGAGGTCCACATCTGGACCGACGAGGGTCGTCTGCTGAGACCACTGTTTGCACTGGGACCTCGCAACAAGATTCTGTACAGAGAGGAAGATCGCGTCGACACATGGAACGAGTGCATGAGGAAAGGTAAGATAGTATTCAGAGAGGTGTGGGAGTTAGAGCAAGCAGTGGTTGCGATGACTGAAGAAGATCTAAAGAAAAACAGATGTGACTACCTCGAGATATGTCCCGCGTCAACCATGATGGCGGTCATGGCATCTGTAATCCCGCTCTCAAACCACTCTCAGTCTCCCAGAAACGCGTACCAGGCCTCCATGGGTAAGCAGGCAATAGGCATCCCCAGCACCGCATACCAACAGCGCTATGATACAACACTCCACGTCCTTGACACTCCCCAGACCCCCCTCACCAAGAATGAGATGATGAATGTGCTCCATTTTGACGAGATGTCCCATGGAGCTGTTCCCATCGTTGCTATCATGACTTATCGCGGCTACAATCAAGAGGATAGCGTCATCCTCAATAAGGGATCTTTGGATCGGGGGCTTTTTAGGACGACAACATACAAGACCATCTCAGAAGAAGAGAAGAAGCGAGGCAGCTCAGTCTTTGAGAGTATATGCCTCCCAAAATTTCAATACAGAAATAGCAACTACGACTACAGCCATCTCAATGAGGATGGTCTCGTGTGGAAGAAAAACACCTTCCTCAAAAAGGGAACTGTCATCATCGGCCGCACGACAAAGAAGATGATAAAAAAGGATGACGGCACACGAGTAGCCGAGATAACAGACAGCAGCGTTGTGATCAAGCACGGCGAAGAAGGCTACCTAGACAAGGTCCTCAACACACTCAACAGCGAGGGCGTGAGGGTCATCAAGGTGAGGATCCGCATACCGCGCATCCCAGAGATCGGAGACAAGTTCGCATCGTCCACGGCTCAGAAGGGCACGTGCGGTATGATCTTCCCCGAGGAGGACATGCCATTTGACAAAGACGGTGTGAAGCCGGACCTCATCATCAACCCTCACGCAATCCCGTCTAGGATGACCATCAACATGCTCATTGAAATGTGTTTCAATTTGGTTGGGTGCAAGCTGGGCGTCGAGATGGACGCGACTCCGTTCAAACACAGGAACATTGAGGATGAACTGATGGACTGGGCCAAACGCGCAGGCATTGAGACGTACGCGACAACGATGATGGACGGAGCGACGGGTGAAATCATACCGAGCAAGATCTTCATGGCTCCCTGTTTTTATCAACGCCTGAAGCACATGGTCGCTGACAAGATCCATGCCCGCGTGACCGGGCCTCTGGATACGCTGACTCACCAACCCGTGGCAGGCCGATCCCGTGACGGTGGCCTCAGGTTCGGTGAGATGGAGAAGGACTGCATGCTCAGTCATGGATCAACCCGTGTGCTGAAGGAGTGTCTGTTTGACAAGAGCGACAAGTACGCAATCCCTGTGTGTATGGGATGCGGAAACGTACCTGACAAAAGGGACTTCTGCGATGGATGCCAAGAGGGAAAGATTGAGATGAAGGATATGCCGTACGCGACCAAACTCCTGTATCAGGAACTTCTGGGGATGGGTATGAACCTCAAAATAAACTAATAAACTGAAATGTAGGTAGGTTTAATTCTTGATTTATAACCCCCAGGGGGTTATAAATCCTTCTTACGAGTCTTTACGTGTCCTTTCACAAAGGCATCAATGCCGTATACAGTGCCTCCCCGTTGATCAGGTAACCCAACACCAACCCAGGCACAGCATTTCCATACATAGTTAGATTGACAACTTCCTCTGTGTTCACATACGAATACACGTCCACCTTCAAATCGCCCAACTCGATATCATTCAAAGACCCGTCAACGTACGCATTATATCCATATCGATCCCAGAATTTGACCAACTCCGTAGCCACCTTGAGACCAGACTTGACCACAACCCTCTCCGTTTCTTTATCTTCACTTGGCTGCTTCTCATACACGGGCAACACGTTTTGAGCAAGGTATATCTGATCCCTAATTACAGGGTTATACATGAAGTACGGTTGTGGATGATCTACCCTCACGTTCTTGGTCACAGTGTTATTGGTCTTGTAGCTCTCTATCAACCCCTTCACCGCCTCGGGGCTGTCAAGAACGAACTGAGACGGTATCTCATCAAAGTCAGAGATCTCGTCATAGAACCCATCAATATTCATCTTGTCCTTATACACAATAAGTTCGTCAAAGTGCGTGTTCTGATACAACCTGAGCATGTACATCAATCTCACAATCATCTCCCTGGAGGTAGTGATTACCTTACTCCGTCCGTCCACAAACTGCGAATCAAGCGAGTACTTGGAGGAGATGTTCCTACTCGTGAATACGTGGTCGGGTTTGATGACTGTATGTTCATTGATGAACTGTACGAGTTGCCGTTCATTCAGTGGCTCTTTTGTGTATCCCTTCGCGTGCATGAATCGCGACATGAAGAAGAGGCCGTACTGGTAGATGATCTTACCTATCTTTTTGTTGTGGTTGAACTGAGAGACTATTGTCTTTGTTGGCTTTAGAATATCATCGTATTCCTCGGGATCATCTATCGTCAACACCCCCTCAAGTCTACTCGGGTCATCGCACAAAAATGTGACATTCAGGGTTCCCTTACTCATCGTCGCCATCACTTCGCGTACACGCCCAGCCTTCACTCTCTGCTTCATAAAAGTCACCTTATTAGCCTTTCCAAATCCTCTCAGGGCAGCGAGCGACGTCCTGAAGACATGAGCGGCCTTGGGGACGTTGTAAGGGGGTAGCGGCTCAGACACCATCGTCATCATGGTTCCTTTGTAATCAATGTTGAGCACCCTACATTTGCCGTATATGTCAATGACCTGAGACCTGATGATCTGGTCTTGACCCCTGGCAAGCATCCTCGGTATGGCGATGGACGGGAGCATCATGTTGTGGCTGAATGCCCTGTTGAGGCTCCTGAAGACCTGCCACATCTTGTCTACCACGTGATCGTTATATGAAAATGCGATGGTCATGTTATTCAGCACTTTCGTGTCCGGGGTCTTGGTCCTGGCGATGAGTTCGCACTGGATCTCGGTCACGTCAGAGTCGTTGGTGTTGTTTTCATTCGGGTAGATTAAAATTGTGGCGCGTGGAGGTTTCGTCTTGTAGTAGGCTTGAGCGTGTCGAGGTATGTGCATGGTGCCGCTGGGATCTTTGTCGCTGGCCGACAGCACGAAGATGTCGCAATTGAAGACCAGCTCGAGGACGTGCCCGAACTCGAGGGCGTTGAGGCTTGAATTAGCGAACTTGTCCATGATGTTGGCCATGGGCTCGTCATAGAACTCCTGCATGGCCGCCATCGCGTTCGTCTCCGTCACTATCTCACGACGCCTGCGCTCCACGATCGGTATGCGGTCTTCCACATTGAGGTATTGGAGATCCTTGTCGTTCACAGCCAGCATAACACACTCAAGGAACGAGCTTTTGGTGATGTTGGAGCCAATCCTGACGAACTGGTACTCGGGGGTAGGTTCAATGAGGGAGAACAACTCTTTGATGTTGGGTGGGAGCGTTCCTGGGATACCTGGAGCCATCGTCTTACCTGAAATGAAGAGGTCCTGTACCGCGCTGTTCTTGTCTTTCATTTGCGTCTGTGCGTAGTAGTACTTGAATTTAGTCCCTTCTTTATTCTGGTCCTTTGTGTAGCAACATGGTATGTATGGAAACTTCTTTTTGTTCTTAAGTGTGTTGTCCCTCAGACCAGGGTAGGGGTGGGTGGTGTGGTCGCAGACGTAGTAGCGCTTGGTGCTTTCCCCATGAGCAGGAAACTCCATGACCTGCTTCTCTCTGTTCTGTCTATACAAGGTTGCCCGCTCCTTAGTAATGATGGTGGGTCTCTTGAGACATATCCTCGAGTATGTGGGAAGAAATATCTCCGGCGCGATGGCCCTCAGTTCAAGCTTCTCAAGTTTCCTGGGCCTCACGATCAGTTTAGTCTCTTCATTCTTAAGGAACTTGGGGCCTAGATACTTCCTGTACTCGGTCAGGATGAGATCCTTCTGGTTGTTGTAGAGGGTAAAAAGACGGCCTAAGATCTTCTGGTACTTCAGTGAGGCCGCAATAGTCGTGGCTTTGACCCTGACACGTATGTAGTTACTACCTTCGTCCTCCATCCCGTACATATTGGCCCTGTCTGTCTCCTTCATTGTGATGCTCAAAATGTCTTTGGTGTTGAGAACGTATGTGTACGCGTTCAGTTTGATTTTGGACGCCCTGATGGACTCGTTCAGGGCTACAATCTTATTAAAAAAGGGATCATTCATGCAGAGATCGGCCCATATCGGTATGAGGATGGTCTGATTAGGGTATGTGATGAAGCCTCCCGTGGAGATCTCGTCTATGCGCGTAATCATGCTTCTGTCAAGGACTGGGAAGACGGCCAGCGCCCTGTCAATAAAGACGTCTCGCGAGACGTTGCGGTGGCCCACGTTCATACTGAGTGTGGCCACGATCTCATTATCGATGATGGTGAAGGCCACGTCAGTGTACTTTTTGTATTGATTCTTGAATTGCCTCAGGTCTGTTGTGACCTCTCCGTTCACCTTAACCAAGATCACGTTGGGCGTTTCCAGTTCGAGCCAGTCGGGGCTGGGGGAAAAGTCATGGAATATCTTATAGAAAGGGCCGTCACCTGATGTAGAAATTCCTGTTGTCCCATAC